TTGCAGGTAAGTCTTTCAGAATTGTAGGAAGAGAAGCACCTATTGTCGACAAGACAACTACTCTTACAATTTACGGAAACGAGACTGGCGGTCAAACTGTTATTAATATAACTGTACAAAAAGAAACGACCTCAAATAGAGGTAGTCTTACAAACTAATAAAACGAGACATACAATATGGCAATATCTTTTAATACATTTGGCGGTGGTGGACAGAGAACTCCGGGCGTTGATAAATTCGGAAATCCAGTATCTCCCGTCAGAAGTCCTGGTTTACTATTAGATCAAAGTCAACTTGACGCGATACGTGCGGCAGGTTATACACTTACACCAACATCATTCAATTCGACATATCTTTTAGCAAACTTTACCGCAATAAAATTTGCAGTGGGTAACACTGGAAAATATGTTGAAGCGTTCCAAGATCAGAATGGTGTACCTTATGTATTATCTGAACAAGATGTTGCTTACATGTTAACAATTACACCGGTACCACCTTCACCGGTTGGCGGTGGTGGAACAGCTATTGGTACTGGCACTGGAACGAATGGTGGACCGGATCGTACAGGAGGCGGCGGTACACCAACAGGAACAGGTACAGGCTTAGGCACCGGTATTGGAACAGGCACTGGCGGTGGTTTTGGTGGAACTCCAACTGGCGGAGGTGGTGGCACAAATAATACTCCTGCTGGTGGTGGCCCTCAAGTACCTGGTTTAGGTTCTGGTAAAATTTATTCACAATTCGCAATCGACGATATAGTACCGAATCAACAAGAAGTTGTTACACGGGCGTTATGGTCAAATAATGTAGGTAATTTGTTAACGTTTTTTACAAGTTCTGCACAAACAAATACACAAAAACGTTATTACTACGAAATATATAACAGTTCATCTGCAGCAGGATGCTCTTCAGAACCACAGTTTAGTGTTGCATACGGTCATAAATTAGGATCGGGTTCAGTTGATGAAGGCGGTCAAATCGAAGATACACCGTCACGTGCAATTTACGGACAATATCGATTATTATGTTTGAATCCTAACGAGGAAAGATTTGTAATTGGTGGTACAGCAACAAATTCGATATATGCAATAAATGTAAATCGTGCAAGAATGCGTGAATATTTAGATGAAGGAAATCTTGAACTGAATATTGCAGCACTTTCAGGATCTAAATTTATTGCTGGTGGTGGTTTACCACAAGCACATACCGGTAGTAATGTAAAATTAATAGGTAATGGTATACTACCCGCCAAGCAAGCAAGAGTAATAAGATTGATCGACGACTCTAAAATAAATCCTGCTACAATAAAACAATCAGGTGAAGTTTATAATATCGTCTCTGGTACAATTGAAGACGGTGTTTATAATGCATCGAATCCTCATGTATACGGTTTACTTTTTAAACGCAAAGGTATAATTGTATTAGACGGTGTTAAATTAGACCAAAGCGCATCCTTTGCAACAGTGACCGCACGTGAAACAAATGGCGATAACGCATATAAATTGTATAAAGCAATTTCCGGTTCGGCTAAATTCGATGACGGCACTGGTGACTATTTAGGTTTTCAAGGTAGAGGCGCAGAAAAGGTAAAATCTACACATTATTTTGTACGGGCTAAAAACTCAGATTATAACTTTTCAAATAACCCAACATTTGTAACAGGAACATTAGGTGATTTACGTCATGCAGATATGTTTACAGATCCTAAAACATATATAACTGCTATCGGATTATATAATACGAATAAAGATTTAGTTGCAGTTGCGAAGTTATCACAGGCGGTTCGTAAATCGTACAAAGAAGAAGCATTAATTAAAATAAAGTTGGATTTCTAATAAATGGCGTTACGACAAATTATAGTTCTTCCTTCAGGGCAAGAAATCCGTGATATTACAATACATACTGCGGATGAAATAAACTCATTTATCGCATCATTGAATCCGAATCAGTTTACTGTCGGTGTCGATATGTTTGAGGAATGTCCTGATAAATATAATTGCGTAATGAACTCGGTTGATTTTAATAGACCGAATAGAAGATACGGTGCAATTGGATACGAACCATTTGGTACAAATAATAATGATCGTCTTCCAGTAGATCTAACAGGAATTTCAAATTCGAATTGTGTATATATTTTAAGTGTGCGAAATAGTTCAGACTGGTCATATTTCGAAATGAATTCGTCCGGTATTGCTGTACAATCTGGTTTAATACCCGATAACAGCACGCGCCTAGCTTCTCAAGATGGACAATATCGTAAACTCGTAATCTATAAAATCTGTGCGTCAACAATTCGTTCAAATGGCCCGTTTACTTTTCAAGACCAAGAAATACCATTAGGTTCAGGTCAAATTTATGCAAAAATCGATCAGAATGACATTTTAACAGAAGTCGATACAACATCTGCAGGGTTATGGACAAATAATGCGTCGATTTTAGAAACACCAAATACTGCAAGTTTACAGACTTCGAGTTCTGCAAATTACATATTGGAAGTTTATAATAATCCACCAAACAGTAATGAATGTTTGGAGCTGCAATATAAAATTGTATACGCCGACTACAATGGTAAAGGTGCAAGAGACTTAGGTGGTAAAGACAACGAGACTTTGACAAAGGCAATGTATACACAATATGCAAATATACTTTTGCCACCGGGCCAAAAGAAATTTAATTTCAACGGCACCGACGAAGACTATGTGTATATAATTGATGTCAGCCGTAGCCGATACAAATATGCAATGGATCCTGGTAACTGGCAAGTCTCTTTAGCATCTTGCAGTTTCTCAAATGATGTCGACATTGATAGCGTATTAGAAAATATGCAAACTGCGTCATTCAAAAACGATTCGGTAACACTTGTTGATACACTCACTGGTCAGAGTAAGACCGGCAAATCGATATACTATTCGAGTAAAGGTTACGATATTGTTGTTGGCACATTAGAAGACGGCGTCGGCACAAACTATGTTTCTGCAAGTATAGCATCTTCAAGTCTTGCGAGTGGTGGTAGTTCGTATATAAGTACGAGTAATAATCCATCTAATACTACTGTAATTGTACAAGGCGCCCGCGTGTTTGTTTGGAGTCCTTATTACAATATGCCTGGTACTGGAAACGATAATTTTAATGCTCCGATAACCGTGACCGGTTCTTTCAGAATGAATTTCGCAGGGTTCACAACCGGTGCAACAACAACTGTACCACCTGTCGAATATCAGGTCGGACTATATCAAGGATCTTGGACTGGTAGTATAAAAATACCAGCAGGTGCCACAATAGCACCGACAATAATGTCTGGTTCTACAAGAGGCATATGGAATAGAGACAATGACGGTAAATTTCATTGGTTAGCATCTACAACGGATTTTAATAATCGAAAAATCCGTCTCACAAAAAACTTTATACAATATAAAGGCGCACTGAAATGGGGTGCAATGCCGAATTACGTTTCAGGTGTTGAATCGACATTTGGTACAACATATAATCTAACCGATGTTGATTATGGACAAACAGTCGTTACAGGATCGTTTACAGGATCTGCTGAAGCGAACTACTATACAGATGGTTGGGGACTGAAAACATATATTGCAACTGGAAGTTACGAAACATTACCGAATAGTAACGGTTTTGTATTGATACCGGTAACATCTGATGCTTATGGAAAATTTTATCCGAATCATGGTATACTTGTTTTATCTGGTCGTAAAATGGACGAACTCGGATTTAATACAAATCGCTCAGTAGAAAAAAATGGGTATAATACGTATCGATTATTTCACTCTATGAAACTCGTGTTAGATCGTAACTTGACAGATCTGTCAGGTGATGCTTTAGGGTTTATGGGTAGGTCGGTCGACATAAAATATAACAAATACTGTTTTATTCGAGTAAATAACAGGAAGTTTAATCACTCAAATAATCCAACATACCAAAGTGGAAGTTTAGGTGATATTGTTACCGATTTCCAAAGAAAGAATCAAGCGTATTTCACATCAATAGGTATTTATAACGAGAATAAAGAATTGTTAGCAGTCGGTAAGATTTCAAAGGCACTTGTTAGTTCAATGACGCACGAATCTTTATTCACTGTTAAAATTGGACAGTAAACGATAAAAATGAATGGCGATACCATCTACAACTGCACCTGTTAAACCTCAAGATTTTACTTTAAGTCCCTTAAAGGTAAACAAGCAGTTTTCTATAAATAATTTGGTATTAGCAGACACTGGTTCCGGTTATAATTTAGTTGAAGGTTATTATACAAAACGTATAACTCCAATTGGCGCCCCTCAAGCGGCGAACGATCCTAAAAATTCGATCGACGGAAGTTACAAACATGTTATTTGGAGACACATCGATCATTTATACTATAGAGATGCGTACACTCCTGGTTACACATTAGAACATTCAAATCGAAGATACGCCGACAAATTTCTGAATCTTACCGCATCATATTTATCGATGCCGTATTTAGACTATGGTGAAAAGATAAAACCGAATTCGATAACAATACGTAATACCGCACAGAACTTGACTGTTATTGATGACGGAGAAGGTAATATTTACGATGCGACTTTAGAATCGAAACTGCCGAATATACCAAATAATAATACTATAGCATATTGGGGGTGGAACGATATTTTTCGTCAACTTAAAACTGATAAAGGAACAGTTTCAGGCGTCAAATATCAATACGATTCATTCACGTTTTCACCGTATACATACAAGAGTGATATTTTCAATACATATTTCGAACAAGGTTTATCGATAAGCGGATCGAAATCTGGTATGACTGCAACATTTAAAAAGAATGCGGCAAGTTACGGTTATGTGTTAACTCCAAATAAGAACGAATTCAATTTTGATAGCGACGACGAGTTTACACTATCTTTTTGGATCCGTCCTGAAAAACAAAACACCACCGGTTCGGTAATTTCGAAAAACGGTGTACTATTTAAAAATCAATACGGTAAATTACCGAAAGTAAATTCAGAAGGTACAGTTTGGCCTAAGTATCATACATCGAGTTCGTATGTCGAACAAAATACCGATGTGTATCCATTCGATCTATCATGGACATATAAAACTGGTCCGACAGGAAAATTAACATTTACACGTACAGATGGTTCACGTGTGAGTAAGATACAATTGCCGGTATCCGCAAGTCAGTGGTCACATGTTAGTATTGTACGCTACGATACAAACTCTTCGGCAAAACTTAAAATGTTTGTGAATGGAAATCGTGTCACTGGATCTGTCACCGATTCGACTGTAAATCCGATGAACGATTTCGCATTATTGTTTGGTAGTCGAAACCGTTTAGGTGCAAATAGTTTCAGTGGTTCATTAGACGAAGTACGTTTTGTAAATAAAGCATTCTATTCAAGTTCTGTGATCGATAACGGTTTCTATAATAAACTGGCGAATCCTGATTTTATGTACAATACATCGGTAATCGGCAATGCGTTTTATCGATCAGGAAATATTGTAGTATCACCTTTACACCCTAAATACAAAAACATACTCAGTGGTTCGTATACGATATCGTATAAAGGTACACATACAGTCTACCAATATGAAGTTTTATGTAGAATACGTAAAGGTGATTTTAATACAACACTGAATCCGACTGCTTTAAGATCGGCTAAATCGGATTTATTTATAAACGATATTACAGGTTCATTACTGAAACCGTATGCAACATCTATTGGAATGTACAACGATAAGGGAGATTTAGTCGCTATCGGTAAATTAGGGCAACCTATACAAATGCGTGACGATGTCGATCTTAATATATTAGTAAGATGGGACGGTTAAAATTTAAAAAGGAGTTTCTATGAAAAAATTTATCTATTTTATTATTACGTTATGGGTAGCAGCATCGGTTATATTTTTAGGTTGTCAGAAAGATGAAATGGAATCAGAATCCGCAGCATCGATACCACAAACTGATATAAGTACCGCAGATACATTGCCACATTTAGTATCAAGAACTCAAACCTTAGATAAAATTTTCTATAGAGGGTCGTTAACAACGGACAATTATTTAGTCAGTTCAAACCGAGTCTACGAAATCTATAATAAATCGAAAGTAAAAGAGGTTAGATTCAATGCAACAGGTCAACTATCAATAAATGTTGCCGGTGTTGTATTACGTCATTACAATGTACAAATAGTTTATAAGGATTTAACAACGCGACAATTTACAGCATTTTCAAAATCTACATCTACATCGTTTACATATACACCAACGGGTTCAAATTTATTGACTGATACACACACCGCTAAATTTTTAGAATTGTCACAGACAAATATAAATAATGGGTACACATATCATTTATGGAGAGATGTGCAAATTGCACCTAAATCGTGGGATATAAAAAAGGACGGCGTGACATTGATAGCAACAAAATCTATTGAACCGATCGATAAAAATTCAAATATATTTATACCTCAGCACATTCATTGATATATATTGATATGATACGACTTAAAAAACTACTGAAAGAAATAGGTGAAGCCTCCGGCGCTAAATACAAATGGAAACAAGAAATTTCCGGTGATTTGAATAAAATAGGAGCAAAACAAGGTTATAGTTTTGTGACAGATAGCGGTTTGAATTATCGGGTTACCTTGAAAAATGATTTGAAATTCATAAAAGTTGATTTTGAAGCAGATGAATCATATAATGTTACAAATCGGGGAGAAATGTTTTCAGTAATGGCAACAATTGTGGATATTATAAAATCAGCACTCGAAGGTTTAAACACAGGTTCAGATTCAGATGATTCCGATGTCTTAGGTATAAAATACTCACCTTATCAAAAAGGTGGTGACATGGGCGAAAAACGAAACAATTTATATATAGCGTACATAAAAAAGGCTATTCCGAACATTGAAATCTATAAACGGCAACTTGCCGGCGTACGGTATACTTTTGCAAAATTCAAATAAGAAATCATGTCCACTGATATTTATATATAAATAAAGGATAACAATGAGATTAACATCATTAAAAACACTTATTAAAGCAGATACAAAAAAAATGTTAACGGAAGATTGGGGAGGATCTGATGAAGGTGTATTATTAAATTCAATGCATAAAGATTTACGTAACCCTAAAGATCCGCCCTCTATAATTGCTGTTTTTGATGCTTCTGAAACTGCAAACGATTTTTATAGAGAAGAAGAATCAGATTATGACAGATATAGAGATAGTCATATTAAAGCATCTGCACATAAATATTATCAAAAATATTTTCCTGTTTTTTATAAAGGTATGAAAGAACTTTTCTCTTAAATGGCACATTGGATATATGAAGGGCAACCGGTAACAGAATTACCTGAAAATGTTTGCGGGTTTGTTTATGAAATTAAAAACCTGACAAATAATAAAAAGTATATCGGTAGAAAATACACACAATCTACTACACGGAAACCCTTGACTAAAAAACAAAAAGAATCAGGCCGTGTGAGGCGTGATGTTGTTAAAAAAGAATCGAATTGGAAAACCTACACTGGTTCAAACAAACAATTGAATGAAGATATAAAACTTTTGGGCAAAGAGAATTTCTATTTTGAAATACTTTATTTTGCAGAAACAAAAGGTCAGATAAATTATATCGAAGTGAATCTTCAACATAAAAAAGATGTTATTTTACGAGAAGATTACTATAATGATGCAATCGGTTCAAAGGATTTTGTAGCGCTTCGTGGCAACGAAAGTTTAAAAAAACTTCTTCTATAATTTGGAAATTCGAAATATTTTACGTATTTTTACAAAGTATGGTTGTAGATTTAGTGAAACTATTAGAATCGGTTTTAGGTGCGTCTTCGCAAAAAAGCAAAGGCAATTACGCATTCCATTGTCCTTTTTGTAACCATGCAAAAAGAAAACTCGAAATACATCCTGAAACACAATACTGGAATTGTTGGGTTTGTGGTACAAAAGGTAAATCGATGTATACTTTGTTTAAGCGTGCAAATGCAAAGGAGCATCACTTTATACGTTTAGGTGAACTGTTACCTAAAATCAAACGTGTAATTACGGAAGATAAAGAACAGATACGACAAATCTGCAATTTACCGAAAGAGTACACGCCTTTATGGATACCGAACCGCAAAAATTTTTTATGGAATACATGTGTCGAATATCTTTCACGACGTGGTATAACGCTCTATGATATTCTAAAATATCGTATAGGGTATTGTACACAAGGTAAGTATGAAAATATGATAGTATTTCCTAACTACGATAAAAGTGGTCAACTTACATATTTTACTACAAGGTCGTTTCTTAACACAAATAAGACAAAATTTGTAAACCCGCCGTTTTCAAGAAATGTTGTAGGTTTCGAAATGCAATTGAACTGGTCACTGCCTTTAGTACTTGTCGAATCTGCATTAGATGCGATAACGGTTAAGCGTAATGCGAGTCCACTATACGGTACAACACTGTCGAAGTCACTTCGTTTGCAAATATTGGAAAATGGAGTTACCGATCTGTATATTGCATTAGATGACGATGCATTAATGAAGTCGATAAAAATAGCCGAGTATTTTATGGGATTCGGTGTAAATGTATATTTTGTGAATCTACCAAAAAATTCAGATCCAAATAGTTTGGGACATGAAAATATGTGGAACTTGATAGAGTCTACATCACCTCTATCCGAACAGGTATTATTCGAATATAAAATACAAGAGTTATTATGATTGATATATCAAAGATATTTCACGTTGCAGACATTCATATACGAAATTTGAAACGTCATGATGAATATCGATCCGTTTTCAAACGTCTTTTTAAATACTTGAAACAGAATGCGGATTCGAAATCTGTTATTTTTTTAGGTGGAGATATTGTCCATTCGAAAAACGATATGTCACCTGAACTTGTTGACATGGTGTCATCGTTCTTAACTGGTTGTGCCGATATCGCACCTACAATCGTAATTACCGGAAATCACGATGCGAACTTGAATAACGATTCACGACTCGATACACTCACACCGATTATCAGTGCTTTGAATAACGATAACATATATTATTGGAAAGACACTGGAGTTTACAATTTCCGTGGAGTTGCATTTTCTGTATTTTCAGTATTCGGAAATCCTGAAAATTGGATAACTGCAAAAGATATCGAATCTGATTATAAAATAGCATTACATCATGGTGCTGTATCAAGCGCAGTAACCGATTTGAACTATAATATCGAAAACGAATTTGTTACACCTAAATTGTTTGACGGATTCGATTTAGTTCTATTAGGCGATATTCACAAACGTCAATATTTAGATCCGAAAAAAACAATAGCATATCCTGGTTCACTTATTCAACAAAATCATGGTGAGGATGTCGATCATGGAATATTAGTTTGGGATGTGGCGACTAAAAAGTCTGAATATGTAAGAATTGAAAATACAATTGCATACGCAACCATTGAAATTTTAGATGGGAAAGTCACATCATCAAGAGAGTATATCGATGCACTGCCTAAAAATTTAAGACTACGTGTGCGTTATAAAAATACCGAGTATAAGGATATACAGAAAATTATTCAATTACTAAAGACACGTCACACTTTATTAGAAACGACTGTAATACGAGTTAACGATACCGAGTCGAACTTACAAGATCACCATACAGTATTAGGCGATGTACGTGATGTGGAATATCAGAATACACTCATAACTCAGTATTTAGAGGCATTAGATTCTAAGAAGACAGTCAATATCGATTTGGTACGACATGTCAATCGTGTAATGAATTCGAAACTCGATAAGACCGCAGTTATTGTGCGTAATGTTGTTTGGAAACCTTTAGTGTTCGAATTCTCAAATATGTTTTCATATGGTGAAAATAACTCGATAGATTTTTCAAACTATACCGGTGTACAAGGTTTGTTTGCTCCAAATGCTTCCGGTAAATCTACATTATTAGATGCGGTAACTTTTTGCCTATTCGATAAATGTTCGCGTACATACCGTGCAAAAGATGTGATGAATAACAATCGAAACAAATTTCAATGCAAATTAACATTCGAGTTGAATAATGAAATTTTTGTAATTGAACGTTTCGGCGAACGTCATAAGCGAACTGGAAATGTACGTGTCGATGTCAATTTCGGTAAAATGGTAAATGGCGAATATCAAAGTTTGAACGATATTGATAGAGATTCGACTAATAAAATAATAAGAGGATACATCGGTTCATATGACGATTTTCTTTTGACTGCACTATCGACACAAAACGACAATAAAAATTTCATATTCAAAACACAAAGAGAACGTAAAGATTTATTGAATTCGTTTTTGGATATATCGATATTCGACGAATTGTATTTGGTAACTCGAAATGAAATTAAGGGTAAACAAGTACTAATTAAAAATTTGGAATCGGATGTACTGCAAGACCATTATACAACTCTACCATCTCAGATAAATGAAATACATGAGAAATTTATAGAGACATCGGGTTCCTATACACATGAAGAAACTGTACTAAAAACTAAAGAAAGTGAACTTAATTCACTGAGAATACAGATACAAAATGTCGATGAAATTATCGATATTGATGCAGTTACAAAATCGATAGATGAAAACATTACGACTCGTGAACGGCTGAAACAAACGATATCCGAATACACTGACGAAATAAAAACATGTAAATCAGATCTCGTAAAACTACAAGATTCATTTTCGAAATTGGATTTAGAAAAAATTGAATCCGACAAAACTCGTTTGCAAGAAATCGCAAATTCTTTACAGAAACGTAAAGAACAGTATGCAAGAGTATCTGCTAATTTGAAACACTATCAAGAACAAATTTCACATTTAGACTCGCATGAATACGATCCGAATTGTAAATATTGCGTCAATAATCCATTTGTACAAAAAGCAAGTGAAGCGAAAGATAAACTACCAGAAACTATAGAAAAACACGAATCACTTAAATCGGAAATACAAAGTCTGACACGGGAACATGATGAACTGAAGCCGTTGGTTCAACAATCGGAATCTTCATATAACCAATTGCGAAACGATATCGGTTCACTTGAATCTAAAATTGTAAATTACGAAAATTTGAATTCGAACAATCGTGAACTATCGAAAACTATCGATGATAAAATAAAGCATCTAAAACAACAAGAGAAAAAATACCATAAACAAGAATCGATTCAATTGAACAATAAACTGTTATTGGAAAAAATTGCTGAATTAGAAATCGAATATAACTCGAACAAAACTATACAGAAAAAATACCACAATGATATGATGACATATAGTAATAAACTGTCGTCACTACAAACTACATTCGATATTTGGAAAACTAAACAGATGCAGTTAAACGATCTATACGATGAGATTTCCGTATACGAATCGTATTTAGAATCGATCGCAAAAAATGGTGTACCGTACATGCTTCTAAAAAAGATACTGCCAGTGATCGAAGACGAGGTGAATTCAATACTGAATCAAATAGTCGAGTTTTACGTTACACTTGAGGCCGATGATAAAAATATAAATTGCTATATACACTATAATGATGAAATGAATTGGCCTGTTGAACTCGCATCGGGTATGGAACGTTTTATGATTTCTGTAGCAATGCGTGCTGCACTTATAAATGTATCGAGTTTACCAAGGCCAAATTTTATCGCAATCGATGAAGGTTTCGGCGTATTAGATTCCGATAAGATATCTTCAGTCGGTTTACTTTTCGATTTTCTGAAAACGCAATTCGATTTTATTTTATGTATTAGTCACTTAGATGCTATGAAAGATCTTGCAGATAGTCTAATTCATATAAATAAAAACACAAAAGGTTTTTCCGAAATAAAGGCTGCTTGATAATTATGATAAAGGTCTGTTATTAATGCTCAAGAGTAAAAGATTTGCTACCGGTTTAGACAAAGTTTATAATCAAATCCCTATACAGGACACATCTTTATTATCGACTGATTATTTCCGATTATTCGATATACCAGAACGTCTGTATTTAGGAAAAAACGCATTCCGTATACGTGCAAATTCGAATACACTTGTTAAGTCATCACTTATCTATATCGATATAATAGATGCTGCAGGTAAAACAGTATTCCATGAAGTTGTCAATTTTATTGGAGAAGACGACGCACGATTGATCGTTGCACATATATACGAAACAACTACACCTGGTGAAGCGACAATATACATCGCTGGTAGGGCATCGGTCGATGTTAGAAATGGAAATGAACTCGCATATAGTAGAGATGCCAGTAGTTCAGATTTTATCGATAATCCGAATCTTATATGGTCAAAACGTATAATCATAATTCCGAATATACAAAATAGTACCGAATTAATTTTCGCTTCGCCGCCCATAGTTAGAGCGACTGAGAGACGTGAGAGATATTACGCCTTCGACACCGATCCTCGTGACCGTAGAAAGGTAGTCACTGGTTCATTTAAACTTTCTACAACCTCACCCGGTGTTGAATACAAATATAGTGATACACTAAAAGGTGCAGTTCGAGTAAGTGAGATCGATGAAAATATAATTTACGATCCGAAAGTTGGTCCGAACTATTTCGAATCGAGTCAGGATCTAATTTCACCGTTTAAAGACATTAGTGTTATCTATGATGCAGGTGGTAGTTTCGATGAACAATATGTCGGAGGTACTCTTGTCGTAAAAGGTTTGACAAATCAATTAGGTTTAGACAAACAGACCATAGTTTCATTAGGTGGTACTGTACCGGCATATAGTTGCAGCGTACTCGAAGTGATGGATGCGAAAACTGCAAAAGTATATCCTCCATTCCGATTCGATTATGTAAGAGACGGTCAAACGAACTCTGTAAAAAAGTTTTTCGATATACAAAATGTGACTGCAAGTTATTATTCAACAGAAGACGCACAGTTGTCGCAAGTTGCAAGTGAATCTTTTGTACAATTAGATTTTTTCAATTTACAACCTATTGCAGGTGATGCGGACAAAGTTCGTATAAGTTATAAACCGTTCGGGTCATTCGGCGAATTCCGTGACATTGGTGAATATAAAATAAAAACGCAGGATTTCTTAGTATCAGAGCAAATCGACCGAACTAAAATCGAGTTTGTTGAAAAATCGGTCGGTAAGTTTAAAACAGCAGCTGAATTCACGCAATACTGGCAATATGTAAACGGCTCTAAAAAAATAACGCCTGTAAACTCTGTGATATTTAATAATCAGGGTACTGCGTTGTCTGCATCATATACAAGTTCTATAGTTACCGATTATGATTATTATGTGCGACCTTACCTATCGATTAATGCAGTTGAAAATACTGAATTCAAATTGACCGTGACAACAAACGGCGCAGAATCTCTGAATTCGAATACCCCACAAATCGATATTTTTATATCAGGTTCAGATGTTGTTACAAATATACTGAATCTCAAAAATGTTAGAGAACCGATAAAGGCGCCTCTATTAGGATCGTATTTAGCATCAGTATCAGAAATCAGTACACCAGAATCGAAAAAGTTCGAATTCTATTTTAGAGTAGGGTCGACCCGTGCTATACGTCCTGTATTCGCATTTAGAGATTGCGATATTGTCAATATAAAAAATATAACAGTTCAACCTCGTAATGAAAGAGGATATTCACCTAATCAGGCACGACTGATATTACCGTTATCGTCATTTGAAACAAATACCGAACTTGTTTTGAATATCGACTATTATACAGAGAACGGTATAAAATCAAGAATATTCACTCAATTATATGGTGTATATTTTCAAGGATTTGGTATACGTAGAGATCTTCTATCAGAAAATGATGTAATACAATCAATCTCAGGAAGTAGTTCAGATACAAAAACACGATTTCTAATATTATCAGGGAGTTATAATAATTTAAAACAAGATTTTGAAATATTCACAGGGTCAGTAAACATACAAGGTGTACAAGGCCCTCAAGGCACAATTGGTTCACAAGGCACTACTGGAACACAAGGCACAATTGGTTCACAAGGTACAACCGGTACACAAGGTACAACCGGTACACAAGGTGTACAAGGTCGACAAGGTACAATCGGTACACAAGGCACAATTGGTTCACAAGGCATAATTGGTACACAAGGTGTACAAGGTCGACAAGGCACTACTGGAACTCAAGGCACAACCGGTACTCAAGGTACAACCGGTACACAAGGTGTACAAGGTCGACAAGGTACAATCGGTACACAAGGTACAATTGGTTCACAAGGCACTTCTGGTACAAATGGTACTACTGGAACTCAAGGCACAATTGGTTCACAAGGCACTTCTGGTACAAATGGAACAACCGGTACACAAGGTACAATTGGTACACAAGGTACACAAGGTACTCAGGGTCATCAAGGCACAACCGGTACACAAGGCACCGTAGGTTCTCAAGGCACCTCTGGTACAAATGGAACAACCGGTACACAAGGCACAATTGGTACCCAAGGTACACAAGGTACACAAGGTCATCAAGGCACTATAGGTACACAAGGCACTGTAGGTTCTCAAGGCGCCTCTGGTACAAATGGTACAACAGGCAGTCAGGGTACACAAGGTACACAAGGTCATCAAGGTACAATTGGTTCACAAGGCACTACTGGAACTCAAGGTACAATCGGTACACAAGGTGTACAAGGTCGACAAGGTGCAACTGGAACTCAAGGTACAGTAGGCGAAACTGGAGCCGCAGGCACAACCGGTACACAAGGAACGATTGGTAGTCAAGGCGTTATAGGTACACAAGGTACACAAGGTACACAAGGCCATCAAGGAACAATTGGTTCACAAGGAACTAAAGGTGATACCGGGTCTCAAGGCACTCAGGGTACACAAGGTCGGCAAGGTACTACTGGAACACAAGGTACAGTAGGTGAAACTGGTGCAATGGGTACTACCGGTACACAAGGAACTATTGGAAGTCAGGGTACCGTAGGATCTCAAGGAACACAAGGAACTATCGGTTCCCAAGGAACTAAAGGTGACACTGGCGATATTGGTACACAAGGCACTCAGGGTACACAAGGACGACAAGGTACAACCGGTACACAAGGAACTATTGGAACTCAAGGTGCTTCAGGTACAACTGGGGATACCGGTTCACAAGGAACAATTGGTTCACAAGGAACCGTAGGATCTCAAGGAACACAAGGTACAACGGGTTCACAAGGAACTAAAGGTGATACCGGGTCTCAAGGAACTCTTGGTACACAAGGAACACAAGGCACTCAAGGTCGTCAAGGAACTAAAGGTGACACTGGCGATATTGGTACTCAAGGCGTACAAGGAACAACAGGCTCTCAAGGAACTAAAGGTGACACTGGCGATATTGGTACACAAGGAACCCAAGGCACTCAAGGTCGACAAGGTACAACCGGTACACAAGGAACTATTGGAACCCAAGGTACGCAAGGTACTCAGGGTACACAAGGAACGCAAGGTATTATCGGTTCAACAAACTTTCCACTTGTATTCGATTGGTCAGGTACTGGAACACCTTCAACCGAAGCGGCCGATGTAGCAGAATGGAAATATGTAGTTGAAAATGTAACAATCTATTCAGCATCACTATCAGCAAAAAATTTACCGAGTGGCGGCCCATTTGTAATGAAAGCCTTGAAATCAACAAACGGTGGTGCTACATTTTCAGGTACGATAGTTACAGTATCATTACCGGATGCCGGCTTCCTTTATTATGCAGTCACAGGTTCCCGAGCAGGTCAAACTACTCTTAGTAAAGGAGATCTATTACGATTAGATACCGGTGTAGTTAACGGTGCGTCAGATTGGTCTTTTCAACTGTATACTAAAAAGACCTAATAATTATTAATAACACGTAATAAAGAAGAATAATGGGTAATATCATCGTAACATATGTAGGTAGATTTCAACCTTTTCACAAAGGGCATTATGCGACCTATATGCATCTTGTCAAGAAATTCGGAAAGGCGAATGTTTATATCGGAACCTCAGATAAAGTAGAATTACCGAAATCGCCATTCGATTTCAAAGATAAAAAAACCATAATAACATCGATGTTCGGTATACCGAAGACGCAAGTGGTACAGGTAAAAAATCCGTACCGGCCTATTGAAATTCTGAACGATTATGATGAAGACTCGGATATATTGATAACGGTTGTCGGTGAAAAAGACTCCGGCCGTTTAGGCGGTAAATATTTTTTGCCGTACACTGGTAACACTGATTTATTGCCGTTTAAACAACAGGGCTACGTGTATGTTGCTCCATCACTACCGAATGCGATAAGTGGTACTGATGTAAGAGATTGGCTTAGTATATCTGATGAAAACAACGCTAAATTGAATTTCGAAAAAGCGTATCCGAATTTCGACAAGCGCATATACGATTTGATACGATCGAAACTCAATGTGATGAATGAAATGGCTAAGGCCGATTTAGATTCTGTGGAAAAATTCGCCGATACGAATTTAGCTCCATACGATTTCGAATTTGGTAGAGAAATCGATCATTTTTTTCAACGATTGAACGATCCAAGAAACGGCAAAGAAATTTCGTATGCGGAAATGATCGGGTTCTTTAAACGTCTCATTAGAAATAGAGCAGCGTTCGATGAATTCACTAAAAAATATTTGGAATTTGTAATTACGGATAAAAGAACAAATATCAATATACCGTTTAAAACACAGGCGAATCGATTAATCGCAAAAACAATTATGCGAAAGCCGGCATTTAAGTCACCGGATCCTGTGTTAAATATTGAAACAGTAAAAAAAGTCGGTGACGACTGGGTAGTGTATCCTAAAAAGGGTGGTAAACGATTAGGTACCCATGATACTAAAAAAGCGGCAATAAAACAACTGCAAGCGATTGAAATAAACAAAGAATCGGTAGAGGATACAAAGAACGAACTCCGTAAATTAGAATCGGAGAGAAATCGTTTGTTTTCGGCACTGATGAAAATGTTTCCGAATTCACCAAAACAAATAAAAGCTAAAGCCGAATTAGATTCTATAATGTCTAAAATAAAAAAATTGCGTACAGAAGCCTTAACCGAAAATATAATACTTGAAGGTGGTGCATATGGTCATATGGCACACCCATTCGATATCGACATGAATTTAACATTTGGCGATCTCAAACAAATTGTAAAGTCAGCATTAACTGGCGAACTCGAATTAGCCCGTGAGAAAACAGATGGTCAGGCACTTGCGATAAGTTGGAAAAATGGTGCATTGATTTCTGCAAGAAATAAAGGTCACTTAGTAAACGCAGGTGAAATGGCAATGACTGAGCAAGATCTCATCGATAAATTTGCAGGACGTGGTGCATTATCGGATGCGTTTACATTTGCAATAAAGGATTTAAAATCTGCAATAATACAATTATCTAATGCGGAACGCGAATCGATATTCAAAGAGGGTAAAGCGTTCATGAATTGCGAAGTGATATATCCTGAAAATACAAATGTCATTCCATATGGGCAATCGCTTTTAGTATTCCACGGTACAATGGAATACGATGAACGAGGGAATCCGATAAGCGAAGATCCTCAAGCAGGTTTTAAACTTGCCGATATGATCGAAAAGGTAAATGCCAATATTCAAAGTCGTTTTAAATTACAAGGACCTCCTGTACAAACTTTACCGAAGAGTCAAGATCTAATGGCGAAACAACCTGATTATATTACTAAGATATCGAAACTGCAAAAAGAATTCGGATTAAACGATGCGAATGGTGTTGAAGACTATCATCAAGCATGGTGGGAACAATGGATCAATAAAAACGCTCCGAAAGATTTGTCACCAGATATACGTGACGGTTTAGTTAAACGATGGGCGTTTTTCGATAAGTCGTTCCGATTAAATCAGATCACCGATCCTGACATCCGTCAATGGGCCGAAAAAACAGATAAACTCGACTACCAGAAAATTTCAAAAACAAATCTTATGAAATTCGAAGAAATATTTTTAGGCGTTGGCGCCGATGTACTTTCCTTCATGTCATCGGTACTTGTTGTAAATCCTGAAGAGGCGAAACGTGATATTGTCGACAAACTTAAAAACGCGATATCTTCAATACGTGCAACTGGTGATGCTAAAAATTTAATTAAACTCGAATTGGAATTGAAGCGACTCGAATCATTAGGTGGTTTTGAAAAGATTGTACCTAATGAGGGCATTGTATTTAATTATAAAGGTAGTACATATAAACTGACCGGTGCGTTTGCACCGTTAAATCAAATAATGGGCGTGTTTACATTTACACGTTAATCGAATCGAAAAAGATATTTATTAGTAAATTATAAGGAATGAAATGAACATAAGAAATCCGAAACACCCATTGCATGAAAAACAGATAAGATTAGCTGTACAAAAAATGGTGCAGCAAACTCTTGCAGAATTGATTAATGAAGAAAAAACTGAGACTTCTAAGGAATTTAAAAAAATCAGAGTCAAGAGATTTTTTGAAAAACTTGAAAACTCTTCATTGAAAAATCTATTGAAATTCAATAATACCGGTGACCAGGCAGAAGCAATTGTGAAGTTTGCTGATTTAGTAGGTGTACCGAAAGGTAAAATAAATGCAATGGTCCAAGGATTAAAAGACGCATCAAAAAACGACTAATATAATATATCGAATATGGCAAGGTTACAAAATGTTAAAGCAGTTCGTGAGATGCTTGAAGGTAAACATCGAACTCAAACACGTACAAAAATTGGTTTCACCGATGCTGATGTAGCGAGTGAGAAATCGAAACGCCGTGAAGTTGGAGAGACTTGGGAAGAGAAAGATTCGAATGGTGATGTTATTGCAGTATGGGAACAGAAGAACGGATATCGTGTACGCAGTGGTGTGCATAAAGAAGCCGTAGAGGAGATACGTGAATACTTGAATTCGTATCCGAACTGTTTACCTAATTGTCGTACAAAGGTGTACACGAAATTAGATAAGCGATTCCGTGCAAAATTCGGTAGATGTGCAGACTGCCAATTTCGTATCGAAACCAAAATGAAACAAGAAGGTAAATTTAAAGAGTACGAGCGTGAGCAGATGATGCGTAACGCCGAAGCGTTTTTCAAACAGGCCGATAAAGAGATCGACATAACTTACGAACAAATTGCCGGCGAATCTCACTTTGTGAATAGCGACGGGCGAATCGAAGTTTGGAATGGGGACCGAACACACGCAGAAAAAATGCGTGAAGAATACCATGAATTTAAAAAAATCGCGTTACAAAAAATACAAGAATATAATGGAAACACAACAAAAGTCTCAGAGTAATATACTAATCTATATCGTAATGATACTGTCGCTGATGTCAAACGGCGCACTTGCATATATTCTATATAATGCGTATCAGTATAAAACTGAAATCGTAACCGAAGTCTATTCGAAAATCACCGAAGCAGAAAAACTTGCAGTTGAAAGTGAACAGGTTGAACGAGATAAGCAGTTGACACTCGAAGAGATTTCTGAATTGAAAAAAGAACTTGATCGAATCGAACGCAATTCTAAAAAAGGTAAACCGGTCGATCTAACAGTCGAAGACGCATTGAATATTTTAAACAGTAAATAATATGAAACAGATACTGACAACTTTTTTCGTTTTAATATCTATTTGCGTATTCGCACAAAAAGCAGACTCGATCACTGTACACAAAGATCTCTTGATTAATGCATCGGTACGTATAAAAAATTTAGAAAGCGATTTACAAGTCAAGGATAGTCAAAATGCGAATCTGTTAAAACAGGTCGATGCACTGACTCGTCTAAATTCATATAACGAAACAATAATCGATTATCGAAATAAAGAAATCGACATCTATAAAAATGCCGTGAATCGATTTGTAGATTTTCCTACGAAACCTAAAGAGAAATGGTACGAAACTAAACAATTCAGTTTTATTGCCGGTACACTAATAGGCGGTTTTACAATCTTTTCAGGAGCGTATATTGTAGCAACAATTCGATAACACTATGTCAGAAAAACAACCGAACATACGTGATATTGTAACCCAAGAACTTGCACGATGTAGTGTCGATTATAATTATGCGATAAAAAAATACTGCAAGATCGAACACCCTATTCAGGGCAAAATTCCGTTTCAACTATTCCCGTTTCAAACACGGGCCCTTGAAGAAATAATATCGCATAAATTCAATATAATATTGAAGTCCCGTCAAATGGGAATTTCAACACTGGTTGCTGCATATGCTTTAATGAATATGCTTTTCCGTGAAAACTACAAAGTACTCGTAATCGCAACAACACAAGATGTTGCAAAGAACCTTGTACATAAAGTAAAGGTAATGAATACGAACTTGCCGTCATGGATGAAAACGCGTGTAGTAGATGATAATAAACTACAATTATCATTCGCAAACGGTTCAACAATTAAAGCTGTATCATCCTCACCAACAGCAGGACGTTCCGAAGCACTTTCACTATTGATTATAGATGAGGCTGCATTTGTTGACAACATCGATCGTATTTGGGCATCGGCACAGATGACATTAGCTACAGGTGGAGATGCAATATTATTATCGACTCCAAATGGTGTAGACAACTTATTTCACCAATTATGGGTCGATGCAGAAATACAAAAAGCACCAGACGGTTTAGATCCGTTTAATCCGATAAAACTTAATTGGGATCTACATCCTGAACGAGATCAAAAATGGCGTGACCAACAGACTCTCCATTTAGGTGAAAGAATGGCGGCACAGGAATGTGACTGCGACTTTTTGACATCAGGTCATTCGGTTATTGAAGGTGATGTTTTAAAATGGTACAACGAAAACATGGTTACCGATCCATTAGAACGCAGAGGGATCGATGGCGATTATTGGATATGGAAATATCCTGATTATACACGATCTTATGTTGTATCGGTAGACGTTGCTCGTGGCGATGGTGCCGACGATTCTGCAATTGAAGTTTTTGATGTCGAATCGATGGAACAAGTTGCCGAGTATATTGGAAAAGTATCGCCACGAGATTTAGGTAGAATGGCGGTATCGATCGCAACCGAATACAACACGGCAATGCTTGTAATTGAAAATAAAAATATCGGTTATGATACTGTACAAGAAGCGATCGACATGAATTATTCGAATATTTTTTATAGTTACAGACAGGATGTATATGTCGATCCGATAAAACATATTTCGAAAGGATACGATTTGAAATCGAAAAAGGATATGGTTCCTGGTTTCACAACAACTACCGCAAATCGTCCAATGATCGTATCAAAAATCGAGCGATATTTCAATGAAAAACTAATTATAGTAAGGTCGAAGAGGCTAATATCACAATTGCTTGTTTTTGTATGGCTAAACGGTAAAGCACAGGCAAGACCAGGCCGTAAAGACGATGCAGTATTATCGACAGGTATTGCGTTATTTGTTCGTGATACTGCACTGAAACTACGTGAGATTGGTTTAGATATGACCAGAAAAACATTACAACATATGCACAAACGAGTGTATACACCGAATGCGAATGGGGATAATTCAAAATGGACAATGGATGACGGAAAAGGTAATACTATATCGACACGGTGGTTACTATAAAAAAATTGAAATATGTCAGCAATAGGAAAAGTAATACAGCGACTATTTAGTCAAAAAATAATCATAAAAAAAACACCGGGTGATCGACTCCGTGTAATCGATTATGATAAATTACAGTCGATCGGTAATAATATAACGCCGAAATACGGTGGTATAAAATCGTCAAGATTTGGTGATAGCCAATACGGTACCGGTTATTCTTCACAGACCGAACAGGTCGATGCGGCAAGAATGGCTATGTATCTTGATTATGAAAGTATGGAATCGGATCCGATCTTAGCATCTGCATTAGACATATATGCAGATGAGGCTACTGTAAAAGACGCACATGGTAACCTATTGACAATACGGTGCGATGATGCAGAAAAGAAAAAAATACTTAATAACCTATATTACGATATTTTAAATGTCGATTTTAATCTGTGGCATTGGACAAGATCGCTATGTAAATATGGCGATTTATTCTTATACTTGAATACAGTACCTTCAGTAGGTATTGTGGATGCAGTGCCGATTCACCCATCACTGATTAAACGTGATGACTATGCAGGTGATAATCAAAATCTCACACAATATATTTATGAGGGTGAGACGATGTTTAATTATCAGAAAGCAAGAAGCGTTTTCGATTATCATGAGATCGCACATTTTCGTGTACTGACCGATACAAACTTTTTACCGTATGGTAAATCGTTATTAGAAGGCGCAAGAAAAGTTTGGAAACAATTGACCATGATGGAAGATGCGATGTTGATACATCGTATTATGAGAGCACCTGAGAGACGTATATTTAAAATCGATGTCGGAAATTTACCACCTGAAGCAATCGACGGATACATGGAAGACGTTGCGAATACAATGAAAAAGGTACCATACATCGATCCTCAAACTGGCGACTACAATTTACGCTTCAACCTCATGAATATGCTTGAGGATTTCTATTTACCGACAAGAGGTGCTGATAGTGGTACTGGAATCGAATCGTTACCTGGTTTGACAAATGAAGGTAGTTTAGAGGATATCGAATATTTGCAGAAAAAACAAATGGCGTATTTGAAAATACCGAAAGCGTATTTAGGTTATGATGAAGGTGTCGACGGTAAAGGAACACTTGCGGCCGAAGATATAAAATTTGCAAGATTCATAGAAAGAATTCAAAAAATTGTAGTATCTGAATTGCAGAAAATTGGTCACATACATTTATACATGCAAGGTTTCCGTGATGAAGATCTTGTAGATTTCTCTTTGGAATTGTCGACACCATCTTTGTTGTATGAACGTCAGAAAGTCGATCTGTTAAATGAGAAACTGAATCTGATTCAGAACATAAAAGAAAACAAATTATTCAGCCGTAAATGGGTTTACGAGAATCTATTCAATATGACACATGAGGAATGGGAAGAGCAGCAAGAACTGATGATCGAAGACCTTAAACGTGAATTCAGAGAAGAGCAGATTAAATCTGAAGGTAATGACCCGGCGAAAACTGGAAGATCATTTGGTACACCTCACGATATCGTATCTATGCAAATCGCATCGAGTATGGGTATTAAACATGCAGAGGAATCTGAAGCAGGTGACCGAATTACAAAACTCTATAAGAAAGACAAACGTGAAGAAAACACTGGTAGACCTTTAAAGCACGGATCGTTTGAACGTGATAAAGATCCGTTATATGGTAGAGACCCGTCAGGCAGAAAGGAATTCGCAAACGGGTTTTTAAATGCTGGTAAAGATTTGGAACTTATAGCGAAATCGTTCGGTAAAAAAGTTGTTGCACTCAATGAAACGAAAAAAAACGATTCAGATATCGATAATATTAAGATGCTTGATGAAAATTCATTGTTAGATGAATTAGTTTAAGGGAATTGCTTAATATTTATTATTAAATCATAGGTGTAGCATAGCATGAAGAAATTTAAACATGTAAAATACAAAAATACCGGTATCATCTTTGAGTTGCTGTCTAAACAGGTCGCATCTGACGTATTGACTAATAATAAAAATCAGAGTTTGACAATTGTTAGAAAATTCTTTAAAGAAGGTACCGAGTTAAATAAAGAACTGGCATGTTATCAAGCCTTAATCGACACACGAAACAAAAAAGAGTCAACTGCATTTAAACTCGTAGAGATTGTACTGAAACAGCGAAAGAGTATCGACGAGAAAAAACTTAATAAGGAAAAATACAGTCTGATATCTGAGATAAAATCTAAGTACGATCTTGCAAAGTTCTTCGAAGCGCGTGTACACGATTATAAATTGAAAGCATCTGTATATAAATTATTTGAATATGACTCTGCAGATAATCCAACAGGGCATGTGAATTCGTATGATACGATTTTAGAACATTTGACAGGTGCGAATAAAACTAAATTAACAGAATCACCACAGTCTATATACGATAAGCAGAGTTCGGAAATCAAACAACTTGCGTTCAAAATGGTTATCGAAAAGTTCAATAACAAATACAAGAACTTGAATCCGAAACAAAAAACATTGATAAATCGTTTTATAACTGAAAATACAAGTCTCCAACCATTTAAAGAATTTATATATACCGAAGCTATCGGTATACAAAAATCATTGTATTCTCTGATACGCAAGGTTGAGGATACAGCATTAAAAATAAAATTGAACGAAGTGACAAATTTAGCGAATGAGATTGTAAATGCTAAACGTGTTAAAGACGAACATATTTCATCAATGATTAAATATTACGAACTTATTCATCACTTGGAATCACGTAATGAGTCTAAAGTTAACTGACATTTATAAAGAAGACCTTAGAAAGTGGTTTGGCAAAGGCGGGTCAGGATCTTCAACTGGTGGTGGATGGGACCGATACAATTCAAAAGGTGAAAAGGTTGGAAAGTGCGGTGATGCAAAAGAGGGGGATGCGTATTCAGCATGTTTATCGAAAGAGAAAGCGTCAAAATTAGGAAAAAAAGGAATCGCATCATTTGTAAATAGAAAAAGAGCTGCTCAGAAAAAAGGTGGAGATGCGAAGAAAGGTGGAGAGCAGAAAAAAGGGCAAAAACCCGTGTATGTTAAAACTGGGGCATAATGTTAACAGAGAAAAATGTGCCGACCGATAAACAAAAATGGTCGTATTATAAATCACGAGCTAAAAAAAAATTCGATGTGTATCCGTCTGCATATGCAAACGCGTGGGCAGCAGGTGAATATAAAGATGCTGGTGGTGGGTGGAGAAAAGAAGAAGGTACCGAACCGTTAGATACTGTAGATGAATACGATGAAGTCGACGAGATGAACACAACAGCAAGTGCGGGCGGTGAATATCAAACACCATATGCATTTACTTCTAAAAAGAAAAAGAAAAAGAATATGATACCTAAATACTACGAACCTGCAATTGTTGAACAATTACTGTCTCGTATGAGCGATACGATAAAAAAATTAGATGAGATCTCATATAAAGATTTTAAAAACGATCCGAGTTCGACATTTAAACAAAAAATAAACACTGGTATCAAAGAAGTTTCGAAACAGTTATACGAGATCGAAAGCACTGTAAATCGGTTATCGAAATTAAAAACTGAAATCGGTGCAGATCAACAAATATTTTTAAAACAAACTTTCCAACGTTTCAATAAAATATCTGAAAGATTGTTACGATTAGAAAATAAAATAAGGGAGATTGGAAAATGACAAAGAATGAATTATTTGAATCAATTAGTAAATTGTGGGAATCTTTTGAAGAATCGCATAATGGTCAAACAAAAAAATCGCAAAGTGAAGCAAGAAAATTCGCAAACGAATTGAAAAAGTTATTACCTCTATACAGAAAGGCTTCAGTTGAAGAAGGTAAAACTAAATAAGAAAACGATATGAAAAACTTATTGGTAGAATACGGCAATTTCATTTATACACGTGACTCGATAACCGAATCGAAGTACGGCGACAATTCTTTTATTGTCGAAGGTGTATTGCAACGTGCTGGTGTAAAAAACCAAAATGGGAGAATATATCCGAAACCGATACTCGAACGTGAAATCGAACGATACCGTAAAGTAGAAATTGCACAGAAGAGGGCGTTGGGGGAATTAGATCATCCTGAATCGAGTGTAGTGAATTTACGCAATGTATCCCATAATATTCTGAATGTGGAATGGAAAGGCGATGACGTATACGGTAAAGTTCAGATTCTGAATACACCGTCCGGTAATATACTTAAAGAACTATTCAAAGCCGGTGTTACGTTGGGTATTAGTTCAAGAGGTATGGGAAGTGTGCGTCAATTAGATGAAACTACCGTAGAGGTGCAACCAGATTTTACACTTGTCGGATGGGATTTCGTTTCAAATCCTTCAACTCAAGGCGCGTTCATGCAACGTGTAAACGAATCAGCAAATCCGAATACTGAAAGTTACGATATCGCTAATGTTCTCATACGCGATATTATATGCGAACTTTCTGGTGTATGTTGTTTAAAATAAAATAGGTATATATGAAATCGAATACTTTAAAAAAATTCCTTAAAGAAAATGCAACTGGCGATAATCTGCGATACACGAAATCAGAAAAGCGTGCATTTTTAGAAGCATGTAGACAATACGGTAACTATAAAGAGTCGTTTGTGAAATCAGAAGAAATTCGTCAAAAGGTTGAAGAGATCGGTTGGCTGGTAGATACTGCTGAAAACATGACACTGCAAGAAACCGAAAATTGGTTCGATGGTGTAACTGTACAACGACACATGAAACAGTTAAAAGAAGCCTATAAAATATTACAGAAAACAGCAGGTGAACTTCGTCAGAGTCAACAAAGATTCGAATCTGCGTATGACGATATCGGTACTGTATTAGGAAAATACTACGAGGTATAACAGTGCAAAATAAAATCCGAACATATATACGACAAGCAGTTAGCGAAGTTATAAACGAAAAATCGGTATCACAAGACCAACAACAAGCAGCCGGTGCAGCATTGGCAGCAAAAAGAGGCGACATTCCAGTATCTTCATTAAAAGGTGCATCTAAAGAAATGTACAAAATGTCAGAAAAGGAATTAGAAAAATTCGCTAAAACAAAACATAAAGGTTTGCCGGTTAAAAAGGAAGCGTTAGATTTAAGTCATGATGAAGATGAACTCGAAATGATAAAATCGGATTTATATTCAATAGCAAAAGACGCAGCCGAATTATGCAAACTCGTAAAGAATTTACAGTCACCGGTCGATTTTCCTCACTGGTGGCAAACTAAAATAACAGATGCTAAACATAATGTAAGTGCAGCTGCAGAATATTTAGAATACGAAATCGAAAAACAAAATCCTTCAGCATACACTGCAATACCAGAAGCGAAGAAAAAACGGAAATGGTGATATGAAAAATAGATCGAATCAAACATCGGTAATTCGTGAAAAAATTTCAAAGGTTGTCGAACTGATGACTCGACAGTATTTAGACGAGACTAAAATGAAATCTGGTATACCACAATCATCTAATCCGAAACTTAACGAGTATGGTCGTCAAATTGCCACACAAATAGTACAAGATACCGTCGATGATTTTTTAATGGAAACTGAAATGTTGATCGATGAGATGTACGGTGAAATTCCAATTGATGAATTTAAAAACAGATGGAATGCGACTGCGAAAAATTTCGAAAAGAAATTTGGGAATATTTTGAAAAATATGAGTACTCGTTAAAATCTAAAATACTACTTATTAAAAATTCTACAATGAACAAAAAAGAAAAACGGTTTTTATCACTACTGCCTGGTGGTATTGGTGCAAGAGTTGTTGATGGCGATTTAGGTTTAGCGATTCGTGTTTGGAAGCAGGAACTGAAAAACTCAGGAAAGGTCAAAACACTATTCGATAAACGTGAATACGTTAAACCTTCAATACTCAGAAAAGAGTTACTTGACAAAGCAAAACACAGAAACAAATTTATAAAACACGATCGCTAAAATCGAGTTATTTCTATTTTGCAAAATATATATAGTATTATATCGAATACTAATATTCGGTCCCTCTATTATAGAACACACCTATTAAGATTCTAAATAATCTTAAATTACAAAAATCAAGGAAATTTTGTATGAAATTAGATTCAAATCTTTTGAACGAGGCTATCGCTGATGCAAAAGCAGTTAGAGAAACCGCAGTTCAAACGGCAATCGGTCGACTGAAAGAAGCATTCGAACCGACGGTAAGACAATTAATCACTCAGAAACTTTCAGAAGAAGAAGGCATGGATGACGAAGAAGACGTAATGCCAACCGATACTGAAGACACAATGGGCGAAGAGTATTCAGATGAAACGTATGACGACGCGAATCCTGATTATGACGGACTCGCAGAAGAAGACGACATGGTGCCTGCAATGGATGACGAAGAAGAACCAGCAGATGACGAAATGGACCTTGCGGAAATTCTTGCAGAACTTGAAGGTGAAGAAGGCGGCGATAGTATGGACATGGAAGAACCGGAAGATGACGAAGAAGAACCAGATGATGAAGACGACTTAATGAGTGGACTCGATGAGATTCTTGCGGAACTCGAAGGTGACGCGGAAGATGATATGAAGTACGAAGAAGACGATATGGAAACAGAAAAAGAAATGCAGTCTGAAAACCGTCGTTTACGCAGAGAGTTATCTGAAGCGAAAGCCCAACTTAAAGAGGCTTACCGTGCAATTACAACACAGAAAAACGCAATTAACGAAGTAAATCTTTTGAATTCTAAATTGTTGTTTTTGACTAAGATTACAAGTGCTAATAAACTATCTGCACAGAAGCAAGTGAAAATACTTGAGGCATTCGACAGGGCACAAACGATCAGAGAAGTTAAATTGGTATATGCTACGATTTGTGAAAGTTTGGACAGACAGGCTAAAACAAATACGAAAAACCAAATTGTAGAATCTGCATCGAAGCCTATGCGTTCTATTAAGAACACACCGAATAATCAGTATGCGTTCGCTTCAAGATGGAAAGAATTAGCAGGTATTAAGTAAATTTAAAAACTAAAGGAAAAGCATGAATATTGATAATTTATTGCCAAAGAACGCACACGTTCAAAGGCGTAAAGATGTAGTAGCACTGACCTCAAAGTGGGAAAAAACAGGGCTATTAGAAAACTTGTCAGATCTTGACAAAGGAAATGTTGCTCAACTCTTAGAAAACCAAGCGAAGCAATTGGTAGTTGAAGCAAACAGAACAGGAACAGCTGCCGGTTCAGAAGAATGGGCTGGTGTTGCGTTACCGTTGATTAGAAGAATTTTCGGTGAAATCACTGCAAAGGACTTTGTTTCGGTACAGCCGATGAATTTACCTTCAGGACTCGTGTTCTGGTTGGAATTCAAGTATGGTACTGGACAACCAGGTTTCGCAAGTGGTTCTGGTAAAGATTCACAAGAAGACTCGATTTGGGGTGTAACTGATGCATCTAAGGGTGAAGCAGTTGCAACCGGTGGTCTTTATGGTGCAGGACGATTCGCATATTCAATCAACGATTACAGTAAGACTGGACTTATCGCAAGTTCATCTGGTACGCCAACTGCAACTAAAGGCGTATTCTCAAGTTGTAATCTGTCATCAGATGTAAACTTCGATAGCGAATTCTCAAGTTCAGTTGTTGACTCTGCAAAAATCAAAAAATTGACTATCGCAGTTAGTTCTTTGACAAATCCTGATTTGGAAGGTGTACGTGCATTTACGGTTAGTGGTACAGGAATCGACACGCAGTTCAATCAGTTCACTTCGATCAATGCTGCAAAAACTCAAATTACATTTGTAATTTCTGGTTCAGCAACACAGATCGCTAACTTGGCAGTTTACTATCAGAAGCAACCTACTGATGTTACAAGAGGTGATTTTGAAGAGAACAAAACTGGTCAAGATCCATTAGATATTCCTGAATTGAACCTTGAGTTCCATAGCCAAGCGTTAACTGCAAAGACACGTAAACTGAAGGCAATGTGGACACCTGAATTCGCACAGGACATCAACGCATACCAGAACATCGATGCAGAAGCAGAATTAACCGGTATCCTTGGTGAATATGTTGCGAGAGAAATCGATTTGGAAATCTTAGACATGTTGAGATTGAACGCTCAAACGACTAAATATTGGTCAGCACGTTTAGGATACGAATATAATCCTGATACAAACGCATTCAGTCAAACAGCTGCAAACGCTGCTGCATACAATCAAGGTACATGGTTCCAAACATTGGGAACTAAGATCCAAGCAGTATCTAACGAAATCGATAGATTAACGTTTAGAGGTGGTGCAAACTTCTTGGTTACCTCACCAACTGTAGCAACTGTACTCGAATCGATTCCTGGTTATGCAGCCGACACAGACGGAAGCAGAAATCAGTTTAGTATGGGATCTCACAAGATCGGTACAATCAATAATCGTTTCACTGTATACAAATCACCTTACATGAAAGAAAATGTAATTTTGATGGGATACAGAGGAACACAATATTTGGAAACAGGTGCCGTATACGCTCCATACATTCCATTGATTATGACACCGCTTGTACACGATCCTGATAACTTTACACCAAGAAAAGCCGTGATGACAAGATACGCAAAAGAAATGCTGCGTCCTGAATTCTACGGTAAGATCTTTGTTGAAGGTTTGAATACTATCTAAGCCTGTCAAGGTAGATTAATATAAATAGGCACTCACAAGGTGCCTATTTTTTTGTCTATATACCTAAGTAAACAAATCAAAACTGATATTTATATAAAAAGGTTTCTATGGCATTGAAAATGAATTATGAAGTGAATGGTGATTTTTATCCTGGTGCGTATTTACAGGTTAAAAAAATAGTATTGGGAAGTGAATTCACAGAAAGATACGAAGAACAAGCCGACGGTTCACTTATATTGAAATACGATAAACGTCACGAAAACGTGGCGAGTATATTTGTGTTTCCTGATGAGGAAGCACGTATGAATAATGCAAGGCCGTTACATCATTTCGGAATCGAATTTCCCTACGATGTAAATGGTGATGAAAATGCGTATAAGGCCGCATACGCAGCACTAAAAAAAGTGGAGCGGTTTAAAGACGAGATAATTGAAGACGTATAATGAGGAAATATATTGAGCTGCCAAAACTACAATTTTATAATCAATCGTGGTTCTACAAAAGTAATCACTGTAGAATATACGGATGCGACCGGTAGTATAAAGAATCTTACAGGATACAATGCTCGTATGCAATTACGTACAGATCCTGGTAGCGCAGCGACATCTTTATCGTTACACTCGAGCGGTTCGACTGCGAACAAATCCTCAATTGCAATAACTGGTACGAGTGGTTCTTTAAGCGTATATATTAGTGCAGCTGACACAAATAATTTAGTGAAAGACATGTACTTTTACGATTTAGAAATATTCACCTCTTCAGATCCGTATACAAAAACAGATCCTGAATATGTTGTCAGATTATTAGAGGGCACGATAACGACAAAATATAATGTGACTCGATAATGGCAAATGTAAGAATCGATAAAAATACCGTAAAGGTAACCGAAGAACGCAATTATGTTTCGGTTAGCGAAGAACAGAATATTGTTCGAGTTGTCGAACACGGCACACCTATTTTTATCGGTGGTAACGCATCAAATCTATTTACATACCAGTCAAATGGCGACTATTGGTACGCGGATGAAAAAATTTCTGTAAATGGTTTCGGAGAATACTATAATTCGACCTATAAGCCCATATTTATATTTGAGAACGACACACAGAAGTTGCAGATCGACGGTTACGCCGAAATCACTGCAAATGGTACTGATGACCCGTTCGCAATAAAAACGGATAACGATTCGAATATTTTCAAAATAACAACAGATGAAATTGCAGTTTTTAAAATGCACACTCAATTAAAGACACCGGTATCAGGCGGCCTATATTTTTATAATGGCGATTTGTTTTTCGGTGTATAATGTAAAGGAATAACAATGGCAACATGGAAGAAGGTCGTCGTATCAGGTTCAGCGGCACAATTTTCAGCATTAAAGGTAGATAACTTAACCGCAAGTCAGGCGGTTATTGGTGGTGGAAATGCCGGCAACCTAACATCGAAAGCGATAAGCGGTACCGGTAATCTAATCGCAAACGGTGCATCCGGTGTGCAACTCACCGGTTCATTTACCGGCTCTTTTAAAGGTGACGGTTCACAACTTACAGGCCTTACTCCATCAGCTGTAACAACATATACAAACTCCGGCGATAATCGAATTATAACATCGACAACATCAACCGGAATAAACGGTGAAGCGAATCTTACATTCGACGGTACACTATTAACTGTTACCGGCCGTGCAGATGTAACCGGTGCAATTACCGGTAGTAATTTACGATTAGATGGTACATTACTTGACGGCGCAGCAGAAGCGACTGTATTAGTAATCGATCCTACCGGAAATGTAAAATCCGATGAAATCGATACACGTGTTTGGGGAACGACACTTGTCGATGCTGCAAATGGTGTGGATAATCGTTTAGCGACATTTACCGATTCGAATTCATTGAATGGGGAAGCGAATCTAACATTCGATGGTACTACTTTAGGTGTGACCGGTAAACTTGACGTGACTACATCGATTACCGGTAGTCAATTAATGTTGGATGGTACATTATTAGATGGTGCCGGTGAAACTACTGTTCTTGTTATCGATGGTACGGGAAATGTAAAATCCGACGAGATCGACTCAAGAGTATGGGGTACCTCACTTGTAGATGGTACAGGTCTTGCAAATCAGGTAGCTTATTGGTCAGATTCGAATACTGTAACTGGCGATACCGGATTTACGTATAATGCCGGTACTGATGTGTTGACTGTCGGTACATCGACTTTCGGTACCAATGTTAATATTGCCGGTGATCTATTTGTGCAAGGAACGACAGTAAATGTAAATGTTGCGAATTTGAACGTGGAAGACCGTTTCATATTATTGAATTCTGGTTCAGCAACAGGCGATGGTGGTATCATTGTACAAACTGAAACGGCCGGCACTGGTGCAGCATTCGGTTGGTATGATACAGCAGCACGTTTCTCTTTACAGACAAATACAAAACTCGCAGGTACTGCAACTGCAATTGTACCTGATGCGTTTGTTGCAGCAGTAGTAGACGAAGCGGCATCGATGACAGATATAGCAGCCTATCAGAAAAACGGAAATATACGTGTAACTTCTGGTGGTGATATTTACATATACTCTTAACAGAAAACTAAAAGGTTATAAATTATGGCAAGTTTTTTACAGGCAAAAGAACAACGACCGGGCTTCGATGATGTAGAGGTTAAATTCCTATTACACTTTATTGCGGCTTCCAATTTCAAAGGTGAAAACGTAAAAATATTAAATTCGATTGTTCAAAAATTAGAAAAACAGTTACATGGATAAGTCACATAATTTGAAAGTCACATTTCAAGATTTGGTTATACTCAAGAACGCAGTTGAAAAAATTCAAATATTTGGCAAGGATGCGATTGTTGTTGCAGATATTTATAGTAGAATTCTTGAACTGACAAAAAAGGCAGAACAGGAACGGCTTAGTGAATAAGCCTAAAAAATTTTGTAGGCCGAAAGGAAGTGGGCTCTAAGTTAGGGTTTCCAACCACAAAATAGGGACGTATGCCAAATTGGAAAAAAGTAATCGTATCGGGTTCCGATGCGCGTTTAAATAGTCTATTTGTAACAAACGCAGTTACAGCCTCGTATGGAAAGTTCACGAAAGGTGCAACTCTTACAGGGTCCTTATTAGTAACACAATCGCACATTTCCACTGTCGATTATATCGATTTCACTACGACAGCTACTCCTCCATTTTTAACTGGAAGGCTCCAATGGATCGACGACACTAAAACTTTAAATATCGATACCGATATTAATGGTTTTTCAATTGAAATCGGTCATCAAAATGCAGTTAGGGTACGCAATACAAACCCGTTTACACTTACTAAAGGAATAATTGTCTATATTAATGGTGAGAGTGGTCAGAGACCGACCGTAGCTACGGCAAGTTGGACAGATGATACAGATTCAGCGACAACTTTAGGATTTGTAGCACAAAATATATCTACGAGTGGCACCGGTTATGTTGTAACAAACGGACTGATACGAGGCATAAATACCACAGCATTCGTACCAGGAACGATGTTATATTTATCGGCAAGTGGACAATATACATCGACTATTCCAATAGCACCTTTCCATGGTGTAAGATTAGGCCGAACAATCACACAGGCAGTTGATGGTACGATTTATGTGGACGTGATGAATGGTTATGAACTAGGTGAACTACATGATGTATTGATTAACGGAAAGCAGAACGGTGATCTACTCACTTGGAATAGTGGTTCACGTGTTTGGCGAAATTCGAAAATATTATCAGGTTCATATGGAGTTTCCGGTTCTTTAAATATTTCGCAAGGCCTGACAGGTAGTACTGCGAAATTCACTGCAATACCT